CAGTTATATTGTTGTGATTACAATTTACAATATCACTGTGTGCGCCAATTAATGCTACAGGACAAGGTAAATTATTAATTTTTGCTAGAATTTGTTGATTGGCTTCTTCTCTGATGCTCCAAAAATTTTCTGATTCAATAAACTGACGTTTAGTCATTGATGATAAATGAGGAATATTACCTAATATATTACAGTAAATCCAAATTACGGCATCAAATTTAGTTTCTTTTTGTTTATCTAGTAATCTTTTTAAACACCCTAGATTACTATCACCAAACTTTGCTAAATTAACTACATCTAATCCTAACTCCATGGCTAAGTTGGTATAATTTTCTTCATCTCCATGAGGAGTATCAAAACTTCTAACAGCCCAACTTGGTCCGATATACGCTATCTTTTTCATTAAATTACTATAGATTGTGCAGGTCTAGTTAGATTATACTCAACATAACACCCATTTTCGCCATCTTCGGATACTTCGATCCAAACATCACGATCGGGATACTTCTCAGCTATTTTAAGATACAGTTCATCTGCGATCATTTCACAGCTACGATAATTTAATTCTAAAATGTTCCTATCGGATGCATACAAGGACTCAAGCCATCGTTTGAATTGGATGAACTCGAGCTCCCTGTCGTCGTGGAACACATCGATGCACACCCTGAAATGAAAGATGTGACGATGAGGACTAGCAAGAAACGATACATCATACTCATCTCCAGTGTTTAGTTTAGGGTCTGTTGCGGCTGCTGGAAAGCAGTGAATGCCTTCTTTCTGAAAGGTGACCCATACTTTCTTTTGGGCAGCTTTGATTATTCTATCTATAGTTTCACGTTGTTCTAATATCATTTTACGATCTCATCTTTACCATAGGCATCCCAACCGGTAAATGCTTCAGTTGTTGTTAAATCACGTAAGCGATGACACCAAACACCAGGGTTTGATGCATCAAAATCTTTGTCGTCTAGCTTAATTGTAGCATTATATCCTAGCTGTGTCAAGTATGGAATCTTTACCGAAATCTGTGGAATGAAACGACGATGTTCAACCATTGGACCTTCTAACACGCTTTCTACACAGGCCACATCAAAATCCAGAGTGCACCAAAAGCCTGCTGCCAAACACCGCATGATCATTTCTTCCCATGGACGCCAAGGTATATTGCCCATGGGTAATTTTGGAAAACTTTGATTAGCACCAAAGTAGATATGTGTGCAGTTGTATATGCCAGCTTGTTCGATCAGCTTTTCAACTGGTTGGACACCTACTACGAACAAGGTCTTCATACCATAAGCAGGAGTCTGTTCAATTTCTACACCTGTAAACATGGTTACCTGTTCTTCTACACCTGTAGCATAATCACGCTTCACCTGTGATCTCCTTGAGCTTTTCTTTATACATTTCGATTTCACGTTTGATAATCAGTTTTTGTTGTTTCATTTTACCAAGTTCAGCATCATCTAAGAAGTGACTGCGACCTTCTTTTACAGCTTCTTTGAGAAGTTTATGCTGTTCTTTAAGATATTCAATATGACTACGGATAGTGTCTGGATCATCATTACGAAGTTTATGATAATATATTTGTTTGCCCATTGACATATTATTCTCCTTGTTCAAGTAGATTTAATTTAGTTTCATCTAAACCACTGTCATCCATATGATGCTCTTCGACTGCTTCTGTTTCAAATAATGCATTAAACATGGTGACAGCATTAACAGCCTTGTCACCTGTAGCACCACGTGTGCCTCTGATATCTTGGAAATATGCACTGTAATATTCAATTAATGCCAATGCATCGACTCTATTGTCTACAGCAAATATAGTATCAACGATCTCACGGAAAGTGTTTATGCCATAGTTTCTTGGAGTTTTCTTGTCTGCTGTTTCACTGTGCATCATAGCCGGCATCTTACCAGTGTCGTATTCTCTATTGGCAGACTGCACTGCTGTAATATGGCTCCAAACATTATGTCCCATCTGTATAGCATAACTGAAACTATCCCAACTTGTACGACCTTCTTTGTTGATCTTGTTTAGATCTCCTGGTTTGTAGATACATACGTCTTTGATAGTGCAACGTCGACTGATGGGACTTTCTGTAAATGCTTTGAATAGACCATCTTGTATGACAGCATCGCCAAATCTGCGTGTGTCTGTAGCATATTTCTTGTCATCTACGCTGGGCACCATGCGATAGGTCCATTTGCTTTTGTCTTCTATTTCAGTTTGTATATAGATCTGTCCGTTGGCACTTGCTAAGAATGGACTAGCGCAGTCAAATGATACAGTAAAGTTTGGATTATGATACTTACGCACAGCACGTTGGATGTCTGTTAATAAACAAGCCCATTCAAGTTTACTGGTGCCTAAGAAGTGCATCCAATCATGTAACCCTGGCTCTAACAATCCATCAAAGCGTAGAGCCACTAGACGTTTGAGTATCAAGTGGACATCACACATGTTCTGACCGCCCATGGCCCAACCATTGAATGGTCGTTCATATTGACGAGGATCACAGTATTTCTTCATGCGCTGATACCAATCTTCAGCTTCTGTATGATTCTCACCTTGTAATACATTTAAGAATTTACATGCACCTGTGCGATTTGCCATGAAGTAATCATTATTGATATAAGTGCCTTGGACGGCTTCTTCGTATGAAGTGATGCCAGTAGCAGCACGGCCCGCTGGACTACGACATACCCATGCTGGAATATCAAGGATCATACCATAATCCATGTAGGTATCCATCCATTTCAACACTAGCTCACGTTTCTTTTGTGCCTTAGGACAGTTAGGATTTTTCCAATCTCCTTCCCACACACCTTTACCAATCTGGAAACCACCACTGTCACCTAAGACGAAACTACGTGAACGATCACGATTACGTATCATGTCTTCTTTGGGACTGACTTTGTTGGTATCCAACTCTGCATGACCTGCTGAATACAGTGCCCAATGATAGGGAAAGTAAGCAGCATCTGGATTGAGCCAGTTAAGTCCTTCAACACCGTTTTCAAAGTCTGAGGGTATGCGTGTAGTTTCAACATACAAGTTACCATTAGCATCTGGAAAGCGTTGTTTGCCCACATAAGTAGCATAGAAGCCACTCAATGCTGGCAAGAACACCGCGTAGTCAAGTTGTTTACTGGTTAAGTTATCTTGTTCCACTGTTATTTACTTTGTGCTGGTAAGATATAGTTATAAGTTGCTAGTCCTGAATCAACAGTGATCTGTGCTACCCCTTCGTCTGAAATCTTAACTGTCTTATCACCTGCTAGATTTAAAATAGCAATAAATGCTGCCACTGGCCAACTCCAACCTTTTGATAATGTGCCTGCAACACCTGCTTGCAACACAAAATTACCTGCGTGACTTGAATGGTCACCAAACGATAATTCTAAGTTACCATTGTTGGTTTTGGCAGTAAAGTTTGCTTCTTCTGCATTAGCTGAAGCCATCAGTTTCAATCTTTGGATATTAGCAACGCTGGGTTCAAATTCCACGTTCCAATTTACCTGTTTGGTCATCTTGACTGTTTTGAGTTTGTCATTGACGATCTCTTGGCTCATAAAACGATAATCGTTTTTAAAGTCACCAGCAGCATTTTCAAAATGCAAACCTACTGGAACTGTGGTCCCATTACGATCCTGCGTGGTTAATGTGATCTTAGCGTTTTCTTTATACTCACTGATACCTAAGATGATGTTTAGTTTATCTAAGTTTGGCATACCAAATGTGCCAATGAATTCTGCCACTGGACTGTTCAATTTACCTTGGACGATCACCGAACGATCTTCAGCCAATGATTCGATTGCTGTGTCTGTGTCTGTGCCTATAACTTTAACTAGGCTGATTCCTCCCAAGCCATGGGTGTTTTTAACGATGTCTAATAGATGGTCTCTCATGTAGTTCTCCTTTGATAATATATTGTATATGGTTTATTTAGGTTTTGCAACGGGTTTGATAAAATTTATTTTGGTAATGGTTTTCCTAATACCTGACTTATTTTTGTTGTTGACAGTTCTCCTGGTTTGGTTATCTGCATCCAAGTAGTTGGTGTAGATTCTGTCCTGATAATACTGTATCCTAACTCACTGCAAACCTTTGTTATTAATTTTGTGTCAGCGTAGAACATACTGTGATCTTCAGCCATTTTAGCTAAAGGATAAAGGTCACAATTATTATAGGTAAATATCAAATTTCCGCCCGGTCTCAATAGATTAAAAAATTTATTCAAATAAAACTCTACTTCGGTAAACGGCATGAAATTTAAAAAATTATATGCTAATATCATTCCAAATTGATTTAGAGGTAATCTATCTAAATCTTTGTATATGCACAATCTTCTTTGATATTGTTCGGTGTAGTCTTGTATTTTATCTTTGACTGATAATAAATCGCTATCGACAAGATATAACGGGTCGCACGTGACCATTGTATCTATCCAGGATTTGTGTTCTGGATATAATTGCAATCCAGGAAATTTCCATTGGCTACAAACGTTGACAGTATTTTTAATGACATCTGGTAAATCTATTTTCCTCTCGGAAATGTAATGAAATTCTGTTAAACCAATTGATTTTTGTTGCTGTAATTGTATCAGATAATCCGCCTGAGTGTCTATTTCGAGTTGGATTTCAGCCAGCAAAGTTTTTGCATTATCTATTACACTGTTGGTATCGTTGATAATTTCTTTATATCTGTTAGTAAGTCCTAATAGTTTTCCATACCATGGATCAATATTACAAGAAGACACAACAACGTCTAAATATGTGATTTTTTCAGAGATTGCTTGTTCCATTGACAGATGATCAATGATAGATAGCATATCATCACGAAGTTTTATTACTTCACTTAATTTAGCCATTATTCAAATGTAAATAAATTATCAAATGTTGTAGCGATCTGTGTGTTTTCTTCGATCTTCCAGTTGAGCACACCTAACAAGTTTTCTACCTTTTGATCCACAATACCAGCTTCCATCGAATCTTGATCAAACGGTAATTCTTTGAACCAATTTGGAATATGACTCTCATCAGTTGGATAGCCGATACTAGTATATCCCAGAGGATTGTCTTTGAGTTTACATACAATGGTTTTCATACCATCAACGATAGCCATTGAATAGTTATCGCCCATCATACGTTTTAAGTTGTTCCAATTCATTGCCGCACGCACATGTCCTGGCATATTGGCTTTGCCTAGGCGTTCTTCTTCTTTGGTGTACTTGGTTAGATTGTTTACACGTTTAGGTGTACCTTTTTCCCAAGCTGGGCGTTCTGTGAACACTAATTTAAACTCTCTGACTTTGTCAATGATCTTTTCACGTTCAGCACCTGTTAATACATCCATCAAGATATCACTTAAAAAGTCTTGGATGACTTTGGGAGTGTCTGATCGTTTCAAGTCCAAACCCATGGCTTTTACTTTACCCGGCGTACCATGTGTATCTAATCGTTTACCTTCTTGATCATAGATTAATACAGCATATCGTTTCTTCTTGATGAATAATCCTTTGAGTGCTACCAATTCGCGACCACCTTTGATCAGTTCACCCTGACGACGTGGAGTATGGAAAGCTCGTTCACAGAATGCTGGAAAACTTTCGTTAACTTGATCTGCGATAGTGTCATATAACCCCACTGCTATATCTTTGTTCCACGCCATCTTACCTGCTTCAACATCTGCTTTGACTGCTGGGTATGCTGAGAAATAGCATGAGTCTGTATCACCATATATAATTGCTTCACCGGTATGATCATACTTGCCCGTAATACATTCATTTATGTAGGCATCCATGTGCTTGGCAATGGTACGTCCGGTAAGGGTTGTGGATTGTCCAATACGCTTATCAAAGAAGCGACAACCAGGGTTAAGAATAGCACCATACAAGCTGTTAAGATTAATCTTTTTAACCAACTGTCGTTTGTCCCAGAATGCTTTGTCTTCATCTGTAGTTGCGTCCTTTTTCTTAGCCTGCATTTCTTGTCGCTCAGCATACCAACGTTCTAGCAAGCCTGGCACGACACCTTTGCGTTCATTGTTAAAAATAGTACCATTGGCTGACAAGATCCAAGGTTTATTGCTGTCAAATATCAATCGCCAAACATCTGCAGCACTTAATACATCGCTGGTACCATTAGCCCAGTCAATAGTAATTTCAGTACCTGGTTCCATGTTCATAACGGCAGTGTATTCTAAACTACCAAACATATTTTCCCATGCGTCTGCGAAACTGCTGCCTGCTGACTGTTTCTCTTTGATATAGTGTTCGGTCATCACAGGACGCAGTTGTCCAATGATAGTTTCTGGACCCATGTTCAGTGCGCGAATAGCTGACGGATAAAGTGAGTTGATGTCGATAGCACCAATGTAGTCGTGCATACCTGATTTAGGAGTTGCCACATACGCACCTGCGGCCTGTGTGTCAAAACTTTCATCACGGTTACGATTTGGTACTACCATGTTAAGTTGATGTGCTTCATTGATGATGGCCTGTTCTGTAACTGCTACAGCACCCATGGTAGTCTGTAGTAATACAGTGTTGTCATGTGCCAATTCATTGGCTAGATCCAAGAAACGTAGTTTCTTATCTAGTTTAGCCAGCAGTGCGGTATCTTGACGGTTATACTCAATAAACTTAGGAAAGTCTTGATTGTATAATTGATCCAGTGTGCCTTCATACTGTGTCTTACGTTCATCTAATTCATATTCAGCGATAGCATCTAGACTATAACTATGACGTTCTTCGTATGTGTATTTGCGATACAGTTGCATATAATCCATATGAACACGGCCAATAAGATCAAAGGTCATATTAGCCGCACCAAAGCGTTCAAACTCACGCTGTTTAGGGAACTGTCCCCATAAACAAAATCTACGTGTGTCATCTTTGCTCAACACACGATTAGTTCTTTGCACCATATATGGGATATCGAAACCTTCTGAGTTCCAACCTGATAATAGATCTGCATCATCGATCAAGTCCAAGAACGTTTTCAGCAAGTCTTCTTCACGGGCCATGAGGAAACAGTTGTCATATTTGGCAGCTATCTCTTCTGCTGTTTCCCAGCTCATGCTCTTAGGGGGAATCACCATGGTAACTAATTTATCTAGCCAATCTAGATATACTGATACCGCGGTGATTGGATTGAATGGATCTTCCGGTTTGCTAAACCCACGAACAGGATCAAAGTCAACTTCAATGTCGAAGAATGCTGTTTGTAATTTGGGGGACTTCTGTCCTAGATAGTTTTCTTCAAGACAACGGAACACGGGATTGATGTCACTTTCCCAGATGCGCTTACCACTATTGATTTTAAGTTCTTTATGGAACTCTTTGCCATTGCGTGTGCTGAATCTACTGACAGGTGTGTCATAGATAGTGCGGAACTTACCACGAGGATCATCGTAATAAAAAGTATAATTGGCTGGGAATTCTTGATATTGTCTCTGACCGTCAACTCGTTCTACGATATAGATGCGATCTTTCGCACGATCAAATAATGCGTCTACATAACTCATCTTTTTCCTTTTTGTGCGACTTCTAGCTCACACACACTCTGCATGCCCAATATAGGCGGTATTCTATTAATTATACAACAATCTGGCATAACCAGCAAGATCGACTAGAAAAATGGTTAGGCTAGTCATGAACAGGCCAAAACTACCACGACTGATAGCTGACCACATGCTGATTGCTAAACAACAAAAGAACATGGGATAAACTATCAAGAAAGGAACGTCGGGCACAGTCAAAGTAAATGTCATACATACTACTATATTTAGAAACCAATTGATAGTTTCAAATATTAACCTTACTGGATGACTGTTCCAATCATCACGGATAAACTTGGCAGTCTTGTGCCAATCAATCATTAAAGAGTTCGACCAACAGTTTCTAAGATGTCAGCTAGTGTTTCGTGATCTTGATTAGTTTCACCAAATTTACTTTTTTGAGCGATTTTAATCGCTTTTTTTAGGATCGCTGGTTTAACTTGTAGCTCTTCAGCGACTGCTTTAACAGTGTCATTAAGACCTGCTGATAAATCTTCGATTTCGGTTAATACTGCGATACCTTCGTTAACCAATTGAGTTAATTTAGCTTTTTGCTCACTTGAAAACATTTGTGCCATTTAAGATTCCTCTTGCGTTTAAAATTTAAGTATACATTAATTATATATGCATGTCTAGTGGTTAGCTATAAATATTTAACCATGCAAATAGACACAGCTAATTGGGGCGGAAAGCCATTTGATGAGTATGCTCGCTGGGAGCAAAGAGAAATCTTATCATA